AGAGACAGGGCTAGAATAACCCTACCATCGGTAGGGTTTTTTGCATTTAGTTGTTGTCTTTAATTGCAACTTAGGGCATAATAGTTATATTATGATGAAGAAAGGTGAACAAATGAAATTTTCAAATATCGCTAAAGTTGGTCAAACTATCCGTGCTTATGACTTCAAACCTATGATTGGTCGTGAAGACTGTTTCGTTGAAGGTGTTGTTGAGCAAGTTCGTAACACTGAACAAGGTTATATGGCTTACAAAATTACTTGCACCAAAGATGTTTTCTCTGGTGACATTCAACCAAAAGGTAAACATTCTCGTGTTGGTAAAATTGTGTTCGTGCCACATGAAGTGTCATTCATGGAATACGATGCACGAATTTTGAATCTGTCTGTTTAATTGAAAAGGAAATTGATTATGAAAAAAGCTGAGAAACAAATGATTGTTGCAACGATTTATAATCGTAGTGTTAAAACCAAAGCTGAAGTTCGTGCTGAAGGTGAGAAAGCATTGAAAGCATTCTTACGCAAAGGTGGTGTGATTCAAGTTGACGAGAAAAAACGTCGTGTACCTAAGTCCAAGATGTCTGCAAAGTCGTCTCGTGGCTTTGTGTCTGGAACTGGTGGGTTTGCAACTGGATTCCCACGCAAAAGTCTTGCAATTTAATAGTTGTCTTTAATTGCGAGTTGATGTATAATAGTTATATTATGATGGAGAATGTGATGCAATCTTGGGAAGAAATGACTGTGTTGGAGCAAATGCAATGCCAGTTCTGGGATATGTATAAGGATGCCTATGGTGTCCGTCCTCGTGGTATCGATACCACTAGCTGGACTGAGGCTGACTTCGAAGCCGAATTCCAAATGCTGGGTAAGGTTATCGAGCAAGAGGACATTGCTCGCAAAGAAGCAGAAGCAGAAGCCACTGCTAAGTTTGAACAGCATGTTACCAATACCATCTGTATGGGTGCGAAAGATCGTGCCACTGCACTCCGCTGGATCATGGATGCCAGCCAAGCAGGTGATGACTGGGAATACTTCTGTTTCCTCAATGGTCTACCCTATGGTTACTTTAGGGAAGCAGCATGATTCTCGCTAAAGAGATCACTGTCTGGTCTACAGACTTTCAACCAAATCATACATATCTAATGAATGATTCGATGGATAAAATCATTGGGTATTTCAAATGGAACAATCCAAAAGACTTTACGAAGTTTAAGAATCCTCTAAGATTCGATACTCGTTATCGCAAATTCAAAATCCTCCAGCGTTATGAAGACAAAACAAATGCCAAGCGATGGAAGATTAATGGCAGTAAAGACCATGTGTATTATGTAGAAGAAACCGACAATGGAATGTCATGCACATGCATCGGTCACAAATATCATGGCAAGTGTAAACATATTGAACAGGTGAAGAATGAACATCAATAAATTTTTAGATAGTCTAGCTGCGAATGCCTCACGCAATTTCAAGATCGACCAATTAAACGCACAGAGCGATAACGAAACTCTGCGTGAGGTCATTCGTCTGGCTCTCGACCCATTTACGCAATTCTATCAGCGTAAGATCCCTCAGTATGTTACTGATTCTAAACAAACCTCTTTGGAGAATGCACTTGGAGCACTTTATGATTTATCTTCTCGCACTGTTACAGGTAATGCAGCAATCGAATATCTACGCATGTTGCTCGCATCTTTATCACCAGATGATGCTAAAGTTATCGAACGAATCATTCAGAAAGATCTGAAATGTGGTGTTGATGTATCCACTGCCAATAAAGTTTGGAGTGGATTGATTGCAGAGTATCCATGTATGTTATGCAGTCCATTCGAACAGAAGTTGGTTGACAAGATTAAGTTCCCAGCCTATGCTCAGATGAAGATGGATGGTATGCGATTCAATGCCATTGTTCGTGATGGTAAGGTAGAATTCCGTAGCAGAAATGGTAAACAGATTCATCTGTTGGGCAATCTGGAACAAGAATTTGCTACACTGGCAGGGAATATCGATTGTGTCTTTGATGGTGAGTTGTTGGTTATGCTTGAGGGTGATCATCAGTTTGCAGATCGTCAGACAGGTAATGGTATCCTTAACAAAGCAAACAAGGGTACAATTTCTGCTGAAGAAGCATCGATGGTACACGCATCTGTTTGGGATTTAATTCCGTATGTGATGTTTGAAGCAGGACAATGTTCAACTCCATACTCAAAACGATTCTCGACTTTGGAACAGATTGTAAACAATCAGAAGTCAGATGGTAAAAAGATATGGACAGTATCATCTACAATTGTAGAAACAATAGAACAAGCACAAGAGATCTTCCAAGAATACTTGTCTCTTGGTTACGAAGGTATCATCCTCAAAGATGGTAATGGTATCTGGGAAGACAAACGAAGCAAGACTCAGATTAAATTCAAAGGTGAATTGGAATGCGATCTGAAGATTGTTGCAGTTGAAGAAGGTAAAGGTAAGGCTACAGGAATGCTTGGTGCAATTATCTGCGAGTCTGCAGATGGGATTGTAAAGGTAAATGTAGGATCTGGTTTCAATGATGCACAACGAAAGCAATATTGGAAAGAAAATTTAGTTGACAAAATCGTGGCAGTGAAGTATAATGCTAGAATCAAAAACAAACAAGGTGAAGAGAGTCTGTTCCTACCTGTCTTTGTAGAAATCCGTGACGACAAAGATGTTGCAGATTCTTCAAAAATTATTAAATGATACTCGAAAGCAGATTAAAACCAAAGAGATTTTTTGATGTTAAATCAAAACAGGATATGAGTCTTGTAAAAAGATTCATCAAAGACCAGACATGGGGAACTGAAGGATGTCCATTTTATCTTGAGTTTCCTTACACAACAATTCCAGATATGGTTAAAGACAAAGTCATACATCATACACTGGGAATAAAATTCAATAGATTCCATCATGTATTTGGAGAACAAAATGAAAGTAGTAATTAATAGATGTTTTGGTGGGTTCGGTATCTCAAATTTAGCATTTGAGAAATTACTTGAACGCAAGGGTATTGCATTTGATAAAGTGCCTGCCAAATATCCAATTCGTGGAAATGACTCAGACTATTACAAAGCTGGTAGTCCACAATCTGATGCGACATACCTAAGTGAGTATGAGTTCTATGAACAACGCAATGATCCAGATTTGATTGCAGTGATTGAAGAGTTGGGTAAAGATTCATGGGGTTGGGCATCAGAACTGGCAATCTTGGATATTCCAGATGATGTTGAATGGCATATCAGTGAATACGATGGACTTGAACATGTGGCAGAAAATCATAGGACTTGGTCATGAAAAAAGAATTAGATGAAGCACTCTGTGCAAAGTATCCGCTGATCTTTAGAGATCGTCATGCGAATATGCAAACCACAGCCATGTGTTGGGGATTTGAATGCGGTGATGGTTGGTATAACATCATCGATGTTCTTTGTGGACTATTGACTTCTGAATATCGTGGTGCGAAAAGTCAATACGAATACATTAAAGATAAAGTGAATCAACCAACATATGGTTTTAAAGATAATGGTGACCCTGTTGGTAAAATTATCACTCAAGAACTGATTGATGAACGTAAAGCAAAGATGGAAGAAGAAGAATTGAAAGTTCCAGTTGCTTCTCAGGTTAAAGAAAAGTTCGGTGGACTAAGATTCTATGTTCATGGTGCAACTGATACACATTATAAGTATATCACCTTTGCGGAGAGTATGAGTTATCGTACATGCGAAGAATGCGGTGCTCCAGGAAAAACATATACTGATGGTTGGCATACTACTCTGTGTGATATTCATGCAGCAATGGCTGGTCGTGAAGAAGAATATGAGTATGAGGAGAATGAATAATGTTTTATGGTAAAGATTCTATTGAGGAAAACTTTTCTCTTGTTTTAAAGAAACTTGATGAACAAGAATTGTTTCTGTTTGAACCAATGCCAAGTTACAAATTAAACGAAAGATGGACTGATGAATTTCGTATTCGTGATGGTCATACTAAACTTGCTGATGGT